TGTTATCAGAGTACATCAATAGTTTCGCGAAGTTAGGTGTGGGAGCGGCCTTTGAGCCCAAGTTTGGTGATGGGCGATTCACAATGGTAAATCGAACACGAGCCATAATGAGCCTTGGAGATATGAAGTATTCAGTAGGCCTACAGCTAGCTACGCATTTCCAATTTACGGGCGGTAAATTTGCGTTGACAAGGCCAGTGCCAAGATCCAACTTCTATGGCTACAATAAGAAGTATATTGACGAAGATGGTGTCTATGATCCACTGAGAGCCATTGATGAATATTCAAGGACGGTACCTGGAATGAGGCTTAATAAGGAGGACTTGAGGGCCCTTGCTTCCACTGATAACATAGTTGATAGCCAGGAGGCTTATATATACAACATGCTGGTGTCCTGGCTCAAAGCACGGCTCTACGTTGATATGAAAGGAAAAGATGGTAAAGTAACGGTTGCAAAGTCAGACTTCGTAGACTCGCACATCGGTTATTCAATGTCCGGAGATTATGGGGAGAAGGATTATATTGTAACGCTAGGGCCACCGGCTGGCGAAGACGATACACCGTACAAAATGGAGTATCGTGACAGCGCTAACTTCTGGAGCCGCCCATATGTAATGAAGTACTCGAGTAACAGCGTCGAACAAGTCTCGTTCTATATGGCGCATGTCTTGGGCTCATCAGGAACAAGTGGACTATCCGCAGACATACATATAGACCCATTATCTTTTGATGAACTGTTGCTAGACCCAGTAGGTATGGCACCAAGCGGAGTGCTCAAGCTATTCGGAGAGTACTGGCAACGACCAAATGTAATCTGGCTCTGGATTATGGACTATGTGCGTCTCAACAGGGTGGAACAGGAATTTGCGTCAGCACTGGAGCTACTGGGTGCGATTGCAACTCAACCATTGCCGTCATACCATGAAAGCATCCTCTGGTCAAAGGCTATAACAGTCGTCAACTTGTCAAGATTCTCACCGACGAGAGCAAGAGTGCCAACCAATTTAGGGGGGGAACCGAACGTTCATGACTTGAATGCAAGTACGTTCACATTTGATGAAGGCAAGGCACCTTCTAACTTCATCACTGTATCAACTATACTTACTTACGCATTCTGGGTTGGTCTATATGGCATGACGTCTAACTACTCAGAAGACTGTAAATCTTGGGACGACGTCTTTGCATCATCTGATGCAGAATTGGGGATATTAAACACCATCGAAGCACGCGCGGCTATGATAAGCCTAGTGACTGGTAAAGAGACCATGAGCTGCTTCACAACCAACTGTCATTTAACATACGATCTATCGGGTATGTATGGTATCAAGCGGATGATCGTTGACAAAGTATTCGATGGAGAACACCCAGGGTATCTACTTTTCGACACAGTACCTGAATACGTTTCAGGCTCACTACTGCTAGGTGCTGTGAGCTCCGATTACCCGGTGTTACAACATTTAGCACCGAAACAGTCGTTTCAGGTCAACAGGCAAGGACTAGTGGAGGCTAATACCGCAGCTAAAATAGCCAATGCTTACAGGTTGTTTGGCCATGAAGTTCAGATAGAACATTTCAGGTCTGGTGAGCTATACCCAATTTACGCAAATGCTGAGGATTCAGTTATAGCTGTTTATGAACTATTCGCGAGGACACGAACATTTGATCTAATGCGAGTATCGTCATCACACGCTCGCGGGGGACGACATGTTGACATACCGGACGCAGTCCACTTGGACACTTATGGCGAGTGCCATCTAGTAATAGATATGCCGGTGTTAGACGTGTGTGCTTGGAAACAGAGGCAACTAGTGCACCGACCTACGACAATGGTAGATTCAAGGAGAGTGCCAACAACATTCAGAGTGGGCAGCACATCCGGGTTTGAGAAATCACGATTCTCAGTATACAACAGGGGAGGAACTAGGGTACAGGGTTTTCAAGAAGCTCAGGTGGAGCCAGCACCAGAGCACCCAGTAGTAAGAGGTACGGCTGTTACCACAGTACCAATAGAACCACCGCTGGAAGCAGACCCTGCACAAGGTGCAGAGTAGAAAACCTGAAACATGGTTATCTACCTTACAACGAACAATCATATATATCGGCAAACGGCATTGACGAGCAGCACGGTAGCATTACTGGGCTGGTGGTCTCTTATGGGACAAGGAAAGGTATGCAATTACACTTCAGGATAAGACAAGGATATGTACCGATGTGTATAAGCGCACCACAATCAAACACAAGTGGGATAGAGGCGGTGCCATTTGAGGATGCTACACACGTGTTGGTAGGCAGTGATATGGCACCAGGATCGGATGCAGAGGCAAATGTGACGGTACAAGGTGTGACAATGAGGGGTCTACGCTTACAGGGAACTGATAGGACATACAGATATGCCAAAGTAGATCAGTACATCATCACCAGGCAGAAAGGTATGATAGCACTGATGACCAGACATTTCAACGGTCTATATGATTCGGTGTACCTAGATGAACCCTTAAATGAGGAAGCAATGTTTAGGGACAGGTACCCGGAGAGGCAGTTGAACAGTGCAAGGACAATAGCAGAAATGTCACAGATGTCAAACACCAAAATAACAGCTCAACATCATATTCACTACACTGTGCAAGAGGTGATACGAGCCGTATGTGAGCAGAGTGTCATGGCATCGGACGCTACGAGATTACCCAAGGACACAACAATGACAATGTGTGCTGGGGTGATACTCTGGTATGACCAGCTAGACACGAAACTACAGAGGCAAATAAGCAACTCAGGATTATTCAAGTGCAACACTGTGAGCGAATTCAAGGCAGTGGCAAAGTCCATATCAGTTGAGGCGAAATCACTCCAAAACATTATTGAGACAGACCTGCGTAGCGTGTTTGAAATCGACACACTAGTCAATCGTGTGGACGGCACAGTGGATTGGCAGGCTGAGATGCAGCATAGGACACAACCAGATGTTACGACACTGACGTATGAACAGACATACACGGCAGCAAGCCGGATCTTCCTACAAGCTGCATCGGTGGGGAGACAACCGATTTCAATGGAATGGGACAAATATTGGAATTCAAGGTGGCAATGGTCTGCAGCAGGCAGCATACATTCACAACACGCGGAGGATGAAAAGTATGTCGTGAGGACTGACAGGAACTTGAAAAATAAGTTCATAGCCATAAGCAATATGCCGCACTTTCCAGAGTCTCACTTCACACACAGGCCACCACAACTACATGCCTGGGCATCTGTAAAATATGAATGGGGGAAGTTGAGGGCCATCTATGGTACAGACATCACAAGCTACATAGTGTCAAACTTCGCATTCTACAACTGTGAAAACGTGTTACCAAAGAGGTTCCCAGTCGGAAAAGACGCGAATGATGCAAATGTAGTCAACAGAGTCACCGGTGTGCTCAAAAACAGGTTACCATATTGTTTAGACTTTGAAGACTTCAACAGTCAACACAGCACGGAATCTATGAAAGCGGTCATAGACGCTTACGGTGATGTATTTGCGGACAAGTTCACAGAGGGGCAGCGTAGGGCAGTAAAATGGACATCTGCTTCAATCGATCACATGATAGTAAATGACAATATGGGGATCAAAAAGACCTATGAATCAAAAGCGACACTACTGTCAGGATGGCGATTGACAACTTTTGTTAACTCAGTACTCAATGCAGTCTATACTGACGAGATATGCCAAGGGACGAAAGAGAAGGGTTCAAGTCTTCACAACGGTGATGATGTTCTAATAGGTACTACGACTCTGAAGACCGCGCAGCAATCAATCAAACAGGGTAAAAAACTGAACATCAGGATACAACCCAGTAAGTGCGCATTCGGGGGAATAGCGGAGTTCCTGAGGATTGATCACGCCAGAGGGAGCAAGGGACAATACCTGACCAGAGCTATCGCAACACTCATGCACTCAAGGATAGAATCAAAGATGTCAACGGACGCGAGGGACTTAGTAGAGGCGATGGAGAACAGGTTCTCAGACTGCATACACAGGGGTATGTCATTAGATATGGTGGTGAAGTTGAGGCACATATATTACGGCAGACAAGCTGTTGTATGCGGAATGAGTATTGAAGATATGTACACA